GTTTATCATAATCATTAACTATTTTATTATGTTTTTTATGTTTTAAACCTTTATATTTCTTCATTATATTCTTGATATATAATTATCTTCATCCTTATTACCCCCTAAACCTAACTTTTCTAATTGTTGGAGTTGATAATCATCTAATTCCCATTTTACCTCACTTTGATTTATTGGCTTATGATCTTCAATACCTTTAATTTGTTTGTTTGTAAATATATCTCCAACAGTTAGAAAATAATGATTATAACATAATAATTCTATATTTTCTTTTCTATAATTTTTTTTATTATTATCTTTAAAATGTAACAATAAAGGCATTTTATAATCAGATACTCTGCGTTCATTAAATTTACAAGTAGCACATTCTTCTAATAAATGTCCTTCTGTTATTAACCTATATTTTATTTTATCAGGTGAAAATGACGATGCGTCAACTCTACCTTCAATTATATCAATTAATGCTGGTTCTTTTCCTTTACCCCTTAAAAATTTAGGAATACCTTTACCACATTGGTTTTTATGTTGTTCAAATAAATTATCATGAGTATTACTTTCATATAATTTAGCCCATTTTTTATAATGTATATAACTTACATTAAGATATCTACATGCTGCTCTATTACTTTTAGTTTGAGACATAGCAGCTAAAATCATTTCTTTAGTAAGTGGTTTAGCTTTCGGCATCTCCGAATTTTACCTTTTTATTTAATTCTTCTTGTTTTTTTAGAGAATCATACTGTTCGGATGTTATAACTTGAATAGTATTAGCTGTATTATCCCCACTACCTAATGTTACTGAAATGCCAACCTTAGGTCTTTCAGTAGAGCAATTAACACAAAAATCATATCCGAATTTTGTTAATCTTAATTTAGGCATAGCTGCTCCACACCTAACACAATCTATCATTTCCATACTGTTCATATTACACATTTATTAGATAAATATACAAAAGATTATTTAAGTAACCAAATTATTTATCGGAGTATCTAAATTTAATATATGCAAATAAATCTTTAGGGGTTTTTAGTTTGAATTTTTTACCTGATTCTTCTTCAATTAATGGAATAATTTTACCATCAGGACCAATTCTTTCATATAAATAAAACATAATAAGATTAGTAGTATCTAAACCAAATTGAAGTTTTAACATATTTTCTATAACTATCCAAAGTGGATGAACTAAAGGATGAAGATCTAATCCTACCTCAATAGTTTTATCTTCTAAATTTTTAGCTGTTTCTAACTGTTCTACAAATAAAATAAATAATTTTTCTTCATTTTCTTTAATATTATCTTTTATAATAATATCACTACCTAACATCTGTTTAAATAAACCCCGGATGTCATCCTCACCTTCAAATAATTCTCCCACTATTATTTAGTTTCGTAATGTTTTATTATTTTATCAGAATTTTTACAGCATTCATCTACTTTAGTAGTAGCACAACTACTGAATAAAGTTATTCCTATTAATAATATTACCATTCCTATAATACTATATCCTATTGCTTGCATACTAGCTTCATAGCTTTTTTTACTTTTACCTTGAAATTCCATATTTTATAATTTTGTTACAATAAATATTTTTTTAAATGCTACTAAAGACATATCTTTTAACTTAGCAAAATAATTATAAGCTGAAGTTAAGTTATCTGCTGATTTTTTTGCTATTAATTCTTTACCTGATATAAGGAACATTCCATATTTTTGCATATGTTTATTTGTTGATTATTACTTTAACGTTATCGATAATATACAAACCATTTTCTAAATTTCCAACCTTAGATCTATATTCTCTACCTAATACATCATAGATTTTATTAATTTTATTAGATGATTCTATTTCGTTTATACTTGTTATAACAAAACATGGTGTATTTATATTGGCTGTGTCAGATTCACAATCTAATTGTGTAGCATACGTTCCCATACCTATACCTACGTCAGCACACCCAAATGGTGTACATTCCCATGAATTACTACTTCCAGCACCTGTTTCAAAATAAGTATTTAATTCAGTGAAGTTTATTAAATTATTTGGATTACCTTCAAATATAACATTATTATTTTGATCAGTTACTAACACCGAACCTACACCGTTTGCACAACACATCCCATCACCATATGAATCATATAATTTAAATTCAAAACAACTAGGAAATATAGCTACATATGCTGTTTCATTATATTGAGTATTATTTGAATATGGTCCTCCAGAACCATATACTTGCCCAAATTCATCAACAATTTCCCAAGTAGTTTCACTTCCATAACCATCAGTTAAAATAGATACATCAATTGTTCCAGCAGTAATTCCTGTTATTACATCACCAGATAAATTAAAGTGTTTAAATGTTGAAGTATTAGAATTATTAGTTGTATTTTGATCTACTTGTCCATTAGGGTTACTAGCTACCCAAGTAATTGTATTATTAGCTTGAGGTATAAAAGCAACGTTATTAATTGTTACTGTTTCTTGAGCACCAGAAATTAAATTACCAACCCAATTATACACAGCAGGTGTTCCACCATTAATATCATAAGTTAAATCCAATGAAGTTAATGGTTGATTTCCATAGTTTCTAAATGTGATTGAAATATCTGTTTCACTTTCACAAATAACATCTTCAGCAGTTGAGTTAGTTACATTAGCATCATAAGCGTTTGGGAATATAGGTATTACATTAGCTTGAAAACCAGTAATAATTTCACCGGGGCCTTCAGCTATATAAGCTACAACATCTAAATTTGTAGGATCTAAATCAGGAAAAAATCCAGTAGTTGATTGACCACTAGCTAAATTAGTAGGCATTTGCCATGTATGTGTATTAGGAACAAATGTACCAGCAGTTGTAATATTAAATTCTAAACCATTAGCACCATCCATTAAATGTCTAAACATATGTTGATGGTTATAAGTTGGATTCCAAGGTCCTGTTATTATTGCATTTGGGTTATATGATAAAGCACCTGTTTGAGGACCTGGTACGTTATTTTGTACTACTGCTATGTGTAATATATTTATGTTTGTAGTAGTTTGTGTGTAGTATGTTTCTGTATTAACTGTTAAAATACCTGTTACCATGTCATAACTTGCTTGAACACCAACATTAACATAAGATGGTTGTGACATAATATCAGCTGATGCTGCTACCCAATCTCCTCTACTTAAAGCTGTAGTACCTGGGCTACCTTGGGGAGATATTCCACTAAATGTTGCTCTATTAATAGTACCAGCTGGGTAACCTGCTAAACCCGAATTAGCTGCAATTGTAGCTCCGTATAAACAGTTAAAATCAGGATCATTAGGTCCATTTGGATTAGCATAACCACCAGTATGTATATTAATTAAGAATACATCATTTGGATTAGCATTGTGTAAATTTTGTGCTATTAAATGTCCATCAGGGCAAAATTGGCAATAAATGCCTGTAAATTCTTCAAGTATAACATTTTTATTTTCTGGAAGTGTACTTACAAAAGTTTGTGCTTGGGTTTTTAGAGAGCAAAAAGTTAATATTGCTAACCAAAATATAGTTACTATAAAGTAACCTGTTGGTTTATTTATGTTTTTCATTGTTTTAATTTATTAATTAGTTGTTTAATTTCAGCACATTTCTCATATTCTTCATTTTCTTCAAAATAATTACTTATTCTTTTTAATGCTGTTGGGAAATATAAAGATGATAGTTTAATTATTATAGATAAATTTACTATATTAAATAATTCTATTGTGGTATAGTTATTTTTAATAGCATCTTTAATAGCCCTAAAAGAATCTCTCATTATAATACCACGAAATTCTTCTTTATTTGATAATTCTTTTAATTCCCTTTTATTACTATAACTTATTTCAATATTTGTGATTTTTTTCTTTTTAGTTTTTTTCTCCATATTAATAAGTTTAGGGGTAATGGTTATAAATATTATAAATTAATTAACTCATTAACATAATTTTTAATTTTATTTATTTTTATTTTTAAATTACCTAATTCAAATTCTCCTATTTCACCACTATCTTTTATAATATCATTTAATTGTGTTAATATTTGAAAATCCTGTTGAGTAAAATTATTACCATCAACTGTAATAATAATATCTTCTCCACCATTAGACCAAGGTTCTAATGCTTCTTCAATTTGGGGGTTTGAATTTAAGATATTGAAACTTCTTTTATAAACAGGAGATATTATGGGTTTCATAAACTGATCATGTTGTACTGTTGTACCCCATTTTTTAATGAATTTTTTCATATTAATAGTTGTAGTTTGTAACCACTCATCTGAATTTTTTCCTGCAGCTCCCCCAGCATGTTTATTAAATCTACTTCCCCTACTTGTAAAGTGATAAACTAAACCTTCCCATGTTTGTAATATTTTATAACCTTTTAAAACAAAACGGTTAAATATATCACTATCTTCTTTACTTTGTGGAGCAAATAATTCATCATGTCCTCCTATAGCTAAAAAATCTTCTCTATACATACACCAGGGTGCAAATATACCTTCAGTAACTAATATATTATGTTTAGGTTTATATTCGTTACTAACCCAATTATTAAATTTATCTATATCAAAATCTTCAACTTCAATTCCAAAGTCAACTAACATTTTTTCAGGTCCATCTGGGTGTAAAGGTGGTTCAACTCGAGTCGCACTTACAACAGTACCTTTTTTAAGATGTTTTAAAATATGTTCATCTAAATTAGGTGCTGCTACCATATCCGAATGAAAAGCCATTATAATATCTGTTCTTGCCATTTCAATCCCCTTATCAAACATACCAACTATGCCAATACGATCTGGTCCTGGGTTATGGTATACTATTAGATCTTTATCTCCTAAATTATTAATCCATTCTTGTGTTCCATCAGTACTAGCATCATTTAATACTAACACTTCATGCTTTGTTTTTAGGTTTCTAATTGATTTATATGCTAATTGTAAAAACTCTAAGTTATTTCTACTTGGTATTACAAATGTTATTTTTTTACTCATATTGAAAATTTTTTAAATAATCTTCTAAATTTATTTTAGGTTCCCAATTTAATATTTCATAGGCTCTCTTGTCCTCATTTAAAGTATGCCTTGCTTCTCCGGGTTTTGCATCTTTATATATGGGATCCACATTCATCATTTTTGCAACTTCATTTACTGAGTGGTTTTTACCTCTTCCAAGTTCAAATTCTAACCCATATTTTTTCTTTTCCATAATTAAAATTAAAGCATCTATAATATCATCTACATGGGTAAAGTCTCTTCGTTGTTCTCCATCACCATAAATTTCACATTGTATTGAATTTTTGATATTATTTAACCATCTACCAATTAAAGTAGTATAGCCTCCTTCTGTTAATTGGTATGGACCATAAACATTATAAAAACGAGTTATTGAAGCTTTTAAACCATAATGTATTTTATACAATTCAATTATATCCTCTCCTAAATCTTTACTAAAAGTATATGGATTTTTATATTTCCCACTATGTTTTGATGACGAACCAGCATATATTAAGGGTATATTTTTTTCAGCACAATATTTTACTATTTCATATGTACCTTGAAAGTTAGTATTTATATATTGTTGTGGGTTTTTAAAGGAGGGTTGTATTCTAGCTATAGCTGCTAAATGAAATATAATATCAGGTTTATAAGATGATAGAGGATCAATAAAGTTCGTATTAAATTTTATAATATCTAAATCTTTATATTTACATCCTTCTTGATGGTTAGATTCTAAACCAGTATTGTAATTATCTATTGATTTTACTTCATATCCTTCTTTTAATAATCTTTTAATAAGATTAGTTCCTACAAACCCAGCTCCTCCCGTTACTAATATCTTCATATTTTAAATTTTGATTCATGGTAATATCTTTGATACTGTTCTTTTGCTGTTTGAGAACATTTATCATACCATTGTTTGTCTTCTTTAAGTTGTGTAAGTTTTTCTTTTGCTGTAGATAAATCTCCTAATTTAACTGTTAAATGAGGATGACATACTTCTTGCGTGTCTAATCCTTCATACCCAATACAAGGAATACCTAAATAAGCACAGTTTAAAGCAAATGTACCTGCAGCATGTGTACGCATTAAGTGGATACCATATTTAAAATTATTAAGTGTTTTAATCCATTCTACCCAATTCATATAAGGTAAATGATTTAAATTCTCCATTTGTTCTTCACCTTCAATTTTTCTCCCCATACTAGGGATATAAATAGAACAATCTGCTTCTTGTGCTACAATATATGAATCAAATCCTCCGTACCAACTACAAAAATTACCTCCTATAATAATATCTTTTCTCTCTATTTGGGGTAAATTATTAATTGAATCTTCAATCATTAAACTAGATAAAATTTTACATTCTTTACCTGTTAAACCTTCATAATATTTTTGATCGGATTTATTATGAACAAACATAAAATCTGCTTCTTGTATGGTATTAAAATACCAAATTTGTTGTGGAAGAGAATAATCTTGCCAATACCAATTAGGGCCTTCCTGCATTACAGCTATTTTACTACAATATTGTTTTAATCTATTTAAATCAAATTGTGGGTTATTTTTAGGTATAATAATAATCCCTAAATCATATTGTTGGTTTGGTAGTGAATTTATATTCCAATGGTCAGCATTTAAAGAACAAATCCAAGCTAAATCTGTACGCATATTGGGATTATCTCTAGAAATTTTACCTTGATATCCTCCTTCAGTGAAAAATGCTATTTTCATAGTGTTTTTTTGAAATATTCTAACCAGTGGTCAGTCATTTCTTCCATCATTGATTTAAATGTATAAGTTGTTTTCCAACCTAATTCTGTTCTAATTTTAGTAGAATCACCTTTTAAATATGGTAATTCTTCAGGTCTCATAAATTTTGGATTTTGTTCAATATAATCCTTATAATTTAAACCTAAATGATTAAATACTACATCACACATTTCTCTTACTGAATGGGTTTCCATAGTAGATACTACCCAATCTCCAGGTTTATCATGTTGCATCATTAAATGCATTGCTCTTACATAATCATATGAATGTCCCCAATCTCTATAAGAATCTACATTACCTAATTCTAATTTATCCTGTAATCCAAGCTTAATCCTAGCAGCCGCTTTAGCAACTTTATTAGTTACAAAATTAGATCCTCTCCTAGGAGATTCATGATTAAATAATATACCATTTGTAGCATGTAATCCGTAAGCACGTCTATAATTTCTTACAATATTATAACCAAATACTTTAGAACATCCATAAGGAGATACTGGATTCATTACTGTAGTTTCTCTTTGAAAATTATCATCATCAACAGATAAACCAAACATTTCAGAACTGCTTGCCTGATAGAATTTAGCTTTAGGGCATGAACGTCTATATGCCTCTAACATATTAAGAACTCCTAATGCATTTGTTTGAACTGTAAATTGAGGTATATCAAAACTAATTCTTACATGAGATTGAGCTGCTATATTATAAATTTCATCAGGTTGAATATCATCTAATAATCTTTCTAATCCTCCTTGGTCTAATAAATCCCCATAATAAGTTGAAACCTTATCTTCTATATTAGCTATTCTAAGATCTTGATTTTCAGGTGTTGAATTTCTTCTAACAATACCATGAACTTCATATCCTAATTCAACTAAGTATTCTGCTAAATAACTTCCATCTTGTCCTCCTATTCCTGTAATAAATGCTTTTTTCATGTTTTATTTTGTTTGTAAATAAGGATCTACTCCTTCTATATTATTAAATATTTTCATTTGAGATACATCTGGCCAATCATTTATTGTCCATTGTATGGGTTTGGTTTTTATTGCATCTGGTAGTTTTTTTAAACCTAATTCAGCAGTTTCTGGGGTCATATAATAATGGTAACCCATAGTATCTATATTTTGTTCTCTCCAAGGGACATCTGGTAGCCTACCATCATAAGACATCTTTTTTAATTTAATTGCTGCTTCTTTATTATCCGTTAATATACAACCCCCTCTACCCAAAGCCAAGTGTTTTCTAAACTGAAAGCTAATACTCATGAAGGTTCCAGGAATATAACTATTTTTTTTCCACAATACAGCAGCATCAATAATATTATCAGTTAAATAATAATAATCTTTCCAATTTTCATCCTTAAATTCTAGAAACATATTTAATTTTGATGCTAAAAATGGTACTGATATATAAGTTCTTTTAGGAACTTTAATTGAATTTATATGTTCATGTCTTAAACATAATTCAATCCCATGAGTACAACAATCTACTGCTATAGCATATTTTGCTCCAAAAAAATCTGCAATTTTATTTTCAAATGTTTTTATACTTTCAAAACTCATTTTTTAACTTCTATATTTAAACTAATTAAAGTGCCATTTTCTTTATCCATATGTGGGATGTAGGCTTGAGAATGATCGTCAAAAATACCATGCTCAGTTTCTTGCCAAAGATAATAATCCATACTGTGAAATCCAACCTCATCTAATAATTCTTTTAAACTATCAAAATCATAAGTAGTTTTGTGAAATATAAAATCTTCCCCCATTTTCATCTTTCCATAAAGAGGTCCTAAAAAATTATTTAAGGGTATATTTTTTTCTATATATAATTTTGCCATAGTTTTAAAATTAGGTACAGCTAATCTTAATGTGCCCCCAGATTTTAACTTTGATTTCCATTTATTTAAAACCTCAATAATTTCTACCCTATCAAAATATTCAATAACATGACTTGCATATATTAAGTCAACGGAATTATCTTTAAAAGGTAGATTAATAATATCACGAGAATCTAAATGATCATAATCTCCACCATCTACATGATGCCAATCTTTTCCAAAATTTCTCCACCCACATCCTAAATTTATTTTTATCATAATTATTTATTGTTTAAAAATTCTTTATCTAATTTTTGACCTTCATAAGGTCCAGTTTTATACTCATATACTATAGTATCATCTTCTAAAATTTCATAAGTATGACCACCATATAAAGTAAAACTTGCATCACCAACTCCTAAAATAGGTTCTGCAATTATTGTATCATCTAAATCATAAAACTTACACTTTACTTTTCCTTTAATTACTACCCAAGATTCTTGAGCAATTTGTTCAGGATAATGTCTATCTTTAGTTATATGTTTATGTGGTGGGAATGTTTTTCCTTTTTCCATTTTTAAAGTAGCACATTGGATAAAATTTTCTTCAGAAACTATGTCTTTTCTTCCTTCAATATCTGACAGTCTATTTATTATATGTAATAATTTATTTTCTTGTACCTTTGAGTATATTTTTATCATTTTTAGTATAGTGTTGGTGAATAATGTTCAAATTTATAATTAAAGTGTTTAATATCATCTTTATGCATGTTTCTTACCCTTTCTCTTGTTTCATCAGTATAATAAGTAGAATAATGATCATGTTTGGATTGGTTTTTTTTCATATGAGTATATTTTACATATAAACCAATTTCCCTTAATTTTTCCTCTGATAGTTCTTCGATTTTTATAAAATGGTCTACATATTTTTCACCATCATATCCCCATTCTAACATTTGTTGGTATTTTAAAACTTTGAAATCTCCCCTATCAAATGATAGAGTATCTCTATTATCATATATAAATCTTATAAAATCAGTAAAGGTATTACCTTTTTTTTCAATATTTTCAAATTCTGGTATGAAATCAGGGTCTCTTCCTCCTCTCTGTTGTAAATAAAAATACCAAGATACATACCAACTCCAAGGATTTCTTACTGTAGTAAATGATATATGTTCTTCATAATCATCCATTAAATTTTTTATATCTTTTAATGTTATATGTCCTACTATACTTCCCATTGCTACTTTTCCTAAATCAAATATATGTTCTATAGTTGTTCCCCCTGTTTTAGGAATATGGACATAAACATATTTTTTATTATTATTAAGTATTTTATAAGCCATAATTATTTTTTCTTCCAATATTCCCACACAAAAGGATAATAAAACACAGGTTCATGTGTTTCTTTTAATTTATTAATAATTTTTTCTCTTCTTTTAATAGGGGTATGAGATAAATAATGGAATTGGATTAAAAACCCATCAATTTTATCTTGAAATTCTGAGTCGATAATTTCTTCCAGTAATTCATATTCAGCTCCTTCAATATTTAATTTTATTAAGTCTATATTTTTTAATTTTTGAGAATTTATATATTCTCTAAATTTAACTTTTTTACATTTTATTGTATTATCACCCTTTATAAACTGAGATGAAGAATTATCGTCTACAACAATTTCAAAATCTTCAGTAGAATCACCTAATGCAAAACTATTAACTATAATTTTAGGGTTTGTTGTATTTTTATATTTCTCAACAAAAGAAGTTACAGGTTCAAAAGCATGTATGTTACATTTATATTTATCATATATTTTAGTAAAATATTCTCCTTCAAAAGCTCCAACATCAAAAACAATAGAATCTTCATTTAAATCAAAAGTATATAAATGAGAATGATCTCCACCTTTAGTAAAAAATTGGTTTAACCAATAATCTTGTATGTAACCGTCAACTGCTGTTCTAGGATCCGAACTGTTAAGGTTAACTATTTCTGTAGAAGTATTTTCTATTTTACTTTTGATTTTATTAAATGAAAACTGTACAGAATCCCTATATTTTTTAGCAATTTTATAGTTTTCTTTTACTGCATCTATTTTTTTATTATATTCTTCTATATTTAAACTTTTAATTATGCTTTTAACTTCTTCTTCAGTGTTAAATAAAATAAACCCATCCATATTGAAATATTCTGATATTTTTTTACAACCATGATATATAGGGATAGTTCCAGTTAAAAGACAATCTAATAGTTTTTCAGAAAAATAATTATCCTGTACATGATTTTCTATTACTAAAGAAAATGCATAATCTTTTAAAGCAAGAATTTTACCATCATAATCTCCCCCTTCATGGTTTTCTGGGAGTGGGTTATGTCCTCTACCAAATAATTCAATATTACTGTGAGGATTACTTTGATAAAAATTAAGTAAACTAATTCTCATTTTTTGGTCTACCGTATAGGTTTTATTAGAAGTTATATAAGAACAAATTTTAGATTTAGGTAAAATCTTTTGAACTTTTTTAGGCCATATCCATGTTCCTCCATAAGGAGTTATTATAACTTTTTCTTTAAATTTATTAATTAATTGATCATCATATGTTACAATGTAATCAAATAAACTATGATTATCTTCAATAAATTTATACCTTACAGGATCCATTATCCTACATTCTGTTAATAAGGCTACTTTAGTTTTAGGGTTTGTTATTTCTTTTATCTTATATATTCCATCTTTTATAAAATAAGTTAAATCTACAGAATTTTGGTTATAAGTTATCTCAAATTCCTTATTATTAATTTCTTCTCTACACCAAGGTTTTTGTGTATACCAATCATCGTAACCAACGATATTAATAGTGTCTTTTTTTAATTTATCTATTAGCCTCCCTCCTAATTCCTCAGCAAATTGAGTTTTTGATACCATAGTAATATATTCAATTTCCCCACAACCATTATTTGGTCCTCCTTCCCACCAAAATCCAGGATAAATTTCAAAACTATGAGGGGTCTTAGGATTATTATGATAATGTGAAAAATTACCTTTAGTAATTTCTACCCAATGTGTAGAAGACATAAAGTTATCTAATAAAGATAATAGTAGTTTTTTTGTAAAGATACTGGATAATGTTACAGGGTATGCTCCATTTATTAAAACATCATTAGAGCTTTCTCTACAATGTTTAGCATAATGTGTACCCCAATTAAAAATTAAATAATTATCTTTTTCTACTGCTAACCAACTATTTGATAAATGTTCAGCCCTTTTAATCCATTTAAGATCTTGGGTTAATAAACATTCTACACCATTTTCAACCATAGCTTTAAAAGAATTATCAAACTCTTTAATATTAAAAATGTGTGAATCTTCTTCCCAAATATAATAATAATCTGAAGGGTTTTGATTTATTAATAATTTAATTTCTTTAGCCCAGTATTCATCTATATTATCTTTCCAAATAATATTTTTATATTTGCTAAATTCCTTTATAAAATTATCAGGTAATTTTTCAACAAAAGAAATAATTAACTTATTTAAGTATTGAGACTTTTGTACATTAGCAAGTGAAGTTGCAAACATATCAAAATCATCAGTTGGTTTTATATATGTAACTATGTTAAATTTCATATTTATCAAATTTTGGAAGAGTTCTTATATGTGCTTCAGTTGATTTTTGTTTTTCTAAATTTCCTGCTGCCTGATTTGGATTAGATCTATTTAGAATTAATAAGATATCATCTATTAATTTAATTTTTTCAGAAGAACTACACATTTCTGCTAATGAAAATAAATAAGCACAGTCTGTGGCCTCAGTATAAAATTTGTTAGATCTAGAATCTATTAAATCTGATTTATTAAAATTATAAAACAAAAATGCTTTATGTGTTCTTAAATGAGAATAAACATGCATCCAATTTCTATATGCTCTATTTTGATGAATTTCATTTGGTATTTCTATACAATGATGTGATCCATCTTGTCCTGTAGGAAACATTTGATAAGTTCCATATGTCATCCAACAATTAGTATTATTATAAAATTGATCTAAATATTGTAAAACAAATACTGAAGAAAACCAATCATCCCCATCTAACCACACTACTATTTCATTTGGGTCTGGTTTTGCTGTATGAAAGGCATTATAATAATTTTTTAAAGAACTGCCTGTCCTTTCTGGGTTTCTAATATATTTAAATCTATCATCCCCTTTAATAGTCGATTCTATGATGTTTTGAGTATTATCAGTAGACCCATCATCTATAATAATACATCTAAAGTTTTTATAAGACTGATGTATAGTAGTTAGTAAATTTAATTTTACCCATTTTTCTACATTATAACAAGGCATTATAATTAAAAACTTATTAGATTGTGTCATAAAATTTATTCTGTCTTTCTTGCCTTTTTATATCTTTAGGGTGGTATAAACAATACTCTGGATTACTAGGTAATGATGCAAACTTATCATATCCTACTAATTGCTCATGAACAGGTTTTATCCATTTAACCCTATCAGGACTATTTTTATAAATTCTCATTTGTTTATCTGGGAAATTTACCCAACTTTTATCATTAAGGCTCCATCCCCACTTTTGAATATGTTCTGTAGTTAATCCTTTTACAGTATTAATTCTAGAAACCCAATATGCTTCTACTTCAGGATTATTTTCTATCATCCAAGGTAACCCTTCACAAAGGTATTCATTAGGATATTCATCAGCATCAATTAAAAACACCCAATCACCACTACACATCTTGGTAAGATAATTTTTTTGTTGAGCAAAATCATTATTTAAAGGATTTGAATGCCATATAAAAGGAGAAACAGTTCCTACACTTTTTGCTCTTAAATACTCTTCTACAACTTTAGAACCATTTTGAGAGTCAAATAGTATTACAATTTCATCCTCATTACGTTTATGTTTTATTAAAAAATCTACTAATCTTTGTAATTCATTAATTTCATTACAAACAGGAATGGCATAACTTATTTTCATGTTTTTTTAATTTGGTAATATTCCAATATACGAAAGAGCATCCATAAATCCACGTTCTTTATCAAAAGATTTTAGATTTTCCATATCCATCCTATGTTTATAATATTCACCTGGTTTTCCGGGGATTGGATATTTTAATTTATCTTTATCTTCTACTTCAATTGCTTTAACTGCAGCCCATGACCAATTCTCAATATTACTACCATTTACAAATACCATTCCTAATTCTGGTTGGTTTACCGTATTAGGGATCCAATATTGGTCATTTTTATCTTTATATATTAAATCTTTATATAATTCAGGAAGTGACATTAATTGTTGTTCCCAATATTCTTCCCCCTCTTTCATTAATGAGTTTGATATAAAACCACAACCATAACAAACATAATTAGTAATTTTTTCATTTACTTCTTGTTTATAACAAGCATCAGAACCACATCTAAGGCATTTAACTAATTCATCCATTATAATTTTTTTAATTTAGGTAATTTTAATTTAGGAGATAGTTTTTCTCCCCCATTTATTTTTTTAAGTTTAGGTAATGATAATTTTACTTGTTCAGGGATATTAATTGTATTTTCTAATATTTCATTTATTTTAGCTTTCATATTTTCAAAAGCAAAATAAGTTCTACTATGATATCCTTGTCTTTTTGATTGTTCTAACCAAAACTTATAATCATTATATATTTCCTTATATGATCTATTTACTTCCATTATGTTGGGTTGAAACCATTGAGATTCTGCAAGTAACATATCTTTTTGTTGAACTGAAGGGTGGAGATTAGTTAATGTTCCATTGAGTAACAAAGTAAAATCTTTTGAAAGAAAATCTAACTGACCAGACCACCCAGAACAAATTATTGGTTTATTTACTAAAGAAAATTCTAATAGAGGTCTACCAAATCCTTCTCCCCTAGTATGAGAAACCATAGCTTTTATTTTAGGGTGGTTGTATAATTCATTCATTTCTTGATTAGTAAAATTACCATGTAAAAGATAAATACTAGGTAAATTTTTACCACAACTACTACGTATTATATCAATTCTTTTCATTATTTCTCTTCTATCCATATAAGAAGAATTTACTGAAGATGTTTTTAAAATTAATGCTGGTTTTTTCTTTTTATTTTTAAAAGTATCATAAAAAGATTTAACAGTAACACCCATATTTTTTCTATCTTCACCTAAACTACCCTGCATCCAATGTCCTACAGCTAAAAAAGCAAAATCTTCAGGGATAGAATTAATATCTTTTAATAAATTTAATTCTTTAAATTCAGAATCTTTAATAGGTTTATAAATATTTAAATCAGCTCCTTCTAATAATACTTCTATAGGTTTTTCAATTTTAATTTCTCCTATTTTTTTATTTGTTTTTTGATCTACTTTATCAAATTTAGAATTTAAAAATACTTGTTTAGAATGTTCAGATGAAACAATATTTAAATTCATTTTATTCATACCTTCAATCCAAGGGGCAGAACATAATGTTGTTTCAATTCCAGCTGTAAATCCTATATTAAATTTCCCAATAGCTTGAAACTCATTAGGTACAGTAATCTGTGACCAAATATCAGGTTGGGAAGTTAACTGTGTTGTAATATGTTTTTGTAAAAACTTCCATTCAGGATTATCATTAATAAATCCAAAAGAAGTACTACCCCACCTTTGAGGTATTATTTTAACATCATATTTATTTAATTCTATTATTGATTTAACTAAATCTCTTGACCTTGCTCCATATCCACTGTAAGTGTCAATTGGGCAACTTATAACAAATGTATTTTTCATATTTAATAAACTAATTTATGTGGTAAAATTCTTTTTTCATAATCTGTGTCTTTAAGGAATTCATATTTTTCTCTAGGTTCCCATGTTGAAAATAATTCTTCCATTCCTTCCATAACTCTATTTGCCATTTTTTTAGAGGTAAACCCAGCTTCATCTCCCTTAGCCCAGTTATACCCCTTTTTACCAATAGCTTTTCTTTCTTCCTTTTCCATCTTATATAATTTCATAATTTGATCAGCTACATCATTAATATCATGATGATCATCATATATATAAGGAGTTGGAGGAGAACCAACTAAAGTACTTGATTTAACATAAACCGGTAAAGCCCACTCACCATGTTTTTTATATTTTCCTTTATGGTTAGAAGGGAATTCATCATTAAATTCAATCCAATCTCCATTTTCATCTTCAAATCTCATTTGGTCTTGCATTCCCCCAGTAACTACTGCTATAAAAGGTGTTCCTGTTAACATAGATTCAGTTAATGATAATCCCCAACCTTCAGCGTTTGATATTTGTATTACACCATCTGCAGAATTATATAATAAATTCATTTCCTGAGTTGATAACTTATGTTGTAATATTCCTACTCTACAAGTTTCAGGAGGACACATATATTCAATTACAGCTGTTAAGTCTGTCCCATGATCAAATGATGCTTCTGTTTTTAAAGTTAATTGACATTTTTTAGCTTCTTCTGGTGGTAATTGTTCTGTAAATAATTTCCATGCCATTATAATATTAGAAGGTTGTTTTCTTCTTATATTTCTTGAATTATAAATTAAATGAAAATTATTATCTTCAGGTAATCCTAAATTTTTCTTAAACTGTAGTAATTCAGGAGAATTATCTTCTAATATATTAAATAAAGTATCATTTAATCCGTGAGGAACATATTTAAATATTTTATTTTTACCTTTACTACCTAATACTAATTTATTAATATTAACAGTTTGTTTAGATATTCCTAATAATAAATCACAGGATTCATAGTATTCCTTATTATACATTGGAGCTGGGTAATTATCCCAAATATTAAGATATATTATAGGCATTGAATTTCTTATTTGATCTTCAGAATTAAACAACCAAGCAAAATATCTAGGATCAGTTATTAAAAATAAAGCATCTGGCTTTTCATTATCTATTATTGCTCTTAATTCATCTATGCTTCCATACCCTTTAGTAGGGTATAATCTTACATAAGGGTCTTTTTCTTCTACTAATTTTTGAGATATTATTTCTCCAGCAAGATCAATAATTTTACCTTTATCTGGGTGATCTACTGCTCCTGCTATTTGGGCCCAATTGTATTTATGTAAAGTATTAAAAACAATTTCTCTTCCTATTTGAGCAACACCAGAATGAACTCTAATATCATCTGTTATTAAAAGAATTTTTTTTCTATCTTCTTTTTTAATATAACCTTCTTTCATTTATTATTAAATTTTAATTATCAATTTCTAAATTATTGTGATTGTGTATTTTTTTTCTAAAATCTTCATCTGTAAGATATAAATGTATAGCTCTATCAGATAGTTTCTGAAATGAGAATTTACGTCTTACACATTCAATTTTAAAATTTTCGAATAAATTACTTTTTACTTTTACACTTGTAAGTGTCATAATTTTTTTATCAGTCATAGTTTTACTTTTTAATTTATATTTGTCTATACGTATATGTGGATTATGAATTTTTACCAAGGACATTACATAATTCATCATTTTCTTTAAATGCGCAGAAATGACAATTCCATTTTGATGGTTGTGGAATGTGAAATGTTTCTTTGTATCCGTTATAGTCAAATGCTTCATTTATAAATTCATTTAAAATTTTAGTTGCTTTATTTAATTTATTTCTTCCAGAGGCAGGAGAAAATGTTTGTATTCGTTTTTGAGGATATTCCCCACCATCATACACTTTTCTTCTAACAATTAGGAACTCAATATCAATACTTTCTTCTACTAATCCAAATTGTTCTGCAAAGAATTTTTTATATAAAATTAATTGGAATTGTTTTTCTTCATCTTTTTTAGCATAACTATTCCAACCCTTAGTACTGGTTTTTATGTCGATTATTTGGAATGTATCTGTTGGTTCGTGGTACATTACAACATCTAAGAAACCATTGTATATAACGTTTTTATACGCGTTATTAGGCGTAATAGATATAGGTACCTCACAACCTACTAAAAACCATCCTTTTTTACTAAAATATTTACTTTTATTTTTTTTAAAATAATCTAAAATTTTTATACCATCTTCAAAAAATTCTCTTATTTCTTCAGATGAACTAAAATGTTGATTTTTATTTTTTTTATATTGAATTAAATATTCTTCTCTTAATTTGCTTTCTAATAATTCTTTAATATTAATTCTATCAGCTTCTGCTCCACTTTTATCATACATTATGTCTAAATAATGTTGTAAAACTTCATGAAAAGCAGTACCAAATACAGTATGAATACTAGGAGTATGTTTTTTATAGCCTTCTTTGTATTGAAGAGCCCACTTTTTAGGGCAACTTCTAAACATAGATAATTGGGAATAAGAAATATTTTTCTGATACCCAAAATTGATAGGTTCAGGTTTATGGTTTCTAATTATTTTTACTATTGGTGGTATTTTCTTAGCCAAGATACTATTTTTTCCATTTATTGCGTCCTACTAACAGACCAATAATACCATAATTAGCAATGTCTATAAAAGTATCTTCCATTCCTTCACCCTCAACAAATGCTCTACCATTCAATAATAAATTTTTTAATCTACTAATTTTATCAGTTAATCTAATACATAACCCAGTAAGAGAAAATTTTTTATCATTATTATTATTTAAAATATCTCCCCCTAAAGCTATATTATTTAATCCATAATCCATATGTTTAGCGGCAAATAACTCATACATTTCTATTTGTATTTTTTTAAATTCACCTGATAATTCTGGGTATTCTACTTCAAATAATTTTATTATTTCTTCTTTATGAATTTTTTCCATAGTATTTTTCTATTATTTCTAACCTTTCTTCAGCAGAAGCTAATAATTTTAAACTTTTTGTAGCATCTTTAAGGAAATCATCTGCAGTGTGGTCTCCTATTCCTACTGCATTTTCAGTTAATAGTTCTAAAGACATTAATGCTTTAGATTTATCTGCTTCTGCTTGAGTTTTTAATGCTGTTATTACTTTATATTGTGCCATTTTATAATTTTTTAATTAATGTTTTTATTTCTTTATCGTTTATACCTAATCTAATAAGGATTTCTTTAATATCCTCATTATTTAATAAATTTATATATTCATTTGCTTCTACAAAACTACATTCAAAATATTTTACCATAGGTTCTAATATTTCTTTTGTGTTTTGTTTTGTTTTTGATTTAATGTATCTCAAAAACATTTTTTTTCTAGGGAGCATTTCACAATAAAAATTGTAAATTCCTTTTTTATCTGTTGGTGAGAATTTTTGTGCTAAATTTGCAATTTCTATATAACCTTGATACATTGATACAAATCTATGTATCATATAAGCATTAAAATTCTCCCAAGCACTTTCTTCAAAACTATCTAAACTTGACTTCTTATCAGTAAGTTCATTTAGCCATTCAAAAATATTTTTAGGATTTAATAAGGACATCTTTGTATTCTTCCCTTAATTCTTTAGGTAAAGAATCTTCTAAAATTTTACCTGTTTCAGAATCATAAAATACAGGTATAGGCATAACTGCGTCAGAATCAGTTCCTGTTACAAATTTAGATACTTTACGTAGTAAAGCTCCTTGTTTCCATATTCTATTTCCACTTTCAGTTTCAATAGCTGTTGTATTTTTTAAATCAATATTGGGTTGTTGTTGTGGTTGCATAATTAATAATTTTAAATAATATTTGGTTTAATTGTTTCAATAATTTTAGACATCAAAGCCATACAATTTACTTCTTTGTCTATTCTAAAGTTTGATTGATATGAATATTCATTTATATAAAATGCAATCATACCTTCTTTTCCAGATGCATATTCAGATGAATTATCATATAAAAATCTATATAACCCTTCAAAATCCTTTACATTAGAATCTGCTACTATTTGTCTAATTGTTCTCCAATTAGGTTTTTTTAATTTTAATTCTTTTAATATTTTATTTTGATAATTACTTTCTACTAATACATCATTATCAAGTTTTAATGTGTTATCTACCGTAGATACTTGTATAGTATTAAGCATTTTACGAACATCAGGGTAGTTGTTGTTGACTATAATTGCTAGGTCATCTACGCGTACTTTAATATCTTCTCTATCAGTAATATCTTTTAAATGTTTAACAATATCTAATTTACTGGGAGGGATTATTTTTAAAGTTTGACATCTAGATTGCAAAGGATCAATTATACGTTCTAAATAATTACAAGTTAATATAAATCGGGTTGAACGAGAAAATGTTTCGATTACATTTCTTAATGATGCTTGAGCCATTATTGTTAAAAAATCTGCCTCATCTAGGATAACTATTTTTAATGATTTAAAAGACATTGTACTAGCAAATCCTGATACTTTATCTCTAATAGTTTCAATCCCTCTTTCATCAGAAGCATTAATATATAATAAATCACAATCAATATTTTTTGCTATTAATTTAGCTAATGTTGTTTTACCTGTACCTGCAGGCCCATAAAATAATAAATTTTGAATATCATTTTTTGATATGTAACTTTTAATAGTATCTTTAATACTTTTATTCCCTATATAATTATTTATATTAGTAGGTCTATATTTTTCAACTAGTAGGCTATGATTTTTCATGACGTAAATATACGAAAGTTATTTTGGGGAAACAAATTATTATGCGCCTTGTTTAAATTCTCCATACATACTAAATTCTTTAGGTTTTTCTTCAGGTACTTCATATTGATGGGTTTCAATAGCATATAACTTACTATCTAAAGGAGATAATCTAAACTCACAAGGTTTACCTGTAGATTTAAAATGAGCTTCTAGAGTGTCAGTTAAAGACTCATGTACTACTTTTTTTTTATCATCTACTAAAGCCCACTTGTCTCCAGGTGGTACTCTAGTAGCAATAAGCTTATTATGTTCAGTTTCTTTTATTTCCATATTACATTCCCATCATCATTGAAGGATCCATTTGTGGTTGTGAAGTATCTTCTTTAGGTTCATCAACAACTATACATTCTGTAAGTAATACAGTTCCTGCTACTGCAGCAGCATTTTCAAGTGCAGTTCTAGTTACTTTAGTAGGATCGATAATACCTGCTTTTTTCATATCAGTAACTACCCCAGTTTTAATATTATATCCCGCCCAAGTATTATTACCTGAATCTACTAAATTATATTTTCCTATCATTTGAGCTTCAACTGAATCTTTACCAGCGTTAACTAATATTTGTTCAAATGGTTTACCACATGATTTATATACAATATCAGCTCCTATACAATCATTACACTTACCTGAAACTGGTATTGCTTCTCTAGCATATAATAAAGCTGCCCCTCCTCCAGGTACTATTCCTTCTTCAATTGCAGCTTTGGTAGCATGTAAAGCATCATCTACTCTATCTTTTTTTTCATTCATTTCAGTTTCAGTATAACCACCAACATGAATAATAGAAACCCCACCAGCCATTTTGGCTAATCTTTCTTGTAATTTTTCGGTTTCAAATGAAGATTGGGCTTTATCAATTTGAGTAGTAAGTTCTTCTAATCGTTGTTTAACAGATTCTTCATCTCCCTTACCGTCTATAATAGTTGTTTTTTCTTTTGAAATAGTTACAGTACGTGCTTCACCAAACCACTCCCAAGAAAATTTATCAAGTTTCATCCCTTTATCCTTATCAAATACTTGAGCTCCTGTTACAGAAGCAATATCTTCTAAAATTAATTTTCTCCTTTCACCAAAATCTGGTGCTTTAACAGCTGCGACTTTAATGGTACCTCTTGCTTTATTAACAATTAATGTTGCTAAAGCTTCACTATCTACATCTTCTGCTATTATTAATAGAGATTTATTAGTATTAGAAACTGCTTCTAACATGGGTAATAAGTCTTTAACTTGAGACAATTTTTGGTTTAATACTAAGATATAAGGATCTTCTAAGGTACAAGTCATAGTACTATTATTAGTAACAAAATAATGAGACAAATAACCCCTATCAAACTGCATTCCTTCAACTGTTTCTAAATAAGTATCTCCTGTTTTAGATTCTTCAATATGTACTACTCCTTCAACACCTACTTTATCCATAGCTGTAGCTATTAATTTACCTACTTCAGGATCATTATTTGCAGAAATGGTTGCAATTTGTTCTAATTGGTTTTCATCTGATATGTCTTCTGAAATGTTTTCCCTTAAATTATTAACAACTTCTTTTACAGCAGTATCAATACCTCTTTTAATTTCAACAGCATTAGCTCCATTAGCTAAATATTGTAACCCATCTTTAATCATTTCTCTAGCTAATAAAGTAGATGTAGTTGTACCATCACCAGCTTTATCTGCAGTTTTTATTGATGCCTCTCTAACTAAATTTACACCTAGATTTTCTACAGGATCACTTACACTTATATGTTTTGCTACTGTAACTCCATCTTTGGTTGAAATGGGTGATTGGTTTTGTCTTTCAATTACCACATTTCTACCATTAGGACCTAATGTAGATACAACAGCATTAGCTAACGTATCAATTCCTTTTACTAATTTATTTCTGCCTTCAGGGCCAAATTCTATAATTTTACTCATTTTTTAATCTTTTAAGGGTTCAGTTTCTTCTAATATTTTTTCAATAATTACTTCTTTTTTTACTCTTGCTAAAATTTGATTTTCAGGTCCAACTAAATAATCTTCCCCATTATGTTCTAACTTTGTAAATCCTTGAGTAGGTAATACAACAATATCCCCAACTTTACTTACAGTTTCAATAAATGTTCCTGAAATTGTGTTTTGGCCAGGTCCTACTGCTACTACTTCTCCATGTTCATTTTTATCTTTTCCCATATCAGGAACTACAATTGAACCATATTTAGTCTCTTCTGCTTCAATTGGTTTAACTATAACGGCGTTAAATAATGCTTCTAAATTCATATTTCAATTTTTTCTTTAATGTTATTTAAATTTTCTTTAATTTTATCCCATTTATCCAAATATTCTTGGATGGATGAATATTCTCCATTTTTTTCGTTTAATCGGTGTTTCATAATAGCTTCTAAAGCATTACCAAAATCACTATAATGGCCTATAGGTTTTTCATAATCTTTACCTAAACTACCTTTTTCTAAGTATTTTTTTTGTGGTGTTATCACTTCATATGCTGTGTAGCAATATGCATCTTTACCTATAAAATAAGGCTCTAACAAAGGGTCTCTAATAATAGTCATATAACTTTAATTTTTTAATTATGATGTAATATACGAAAGGGTTTTGGATAAACCAACCTAAAGGGCGCTTTTGGTTAATTAATTTTCAAAACTTTTGGCATAGCTTCTTTAGCAAATGGAATTGTCACAATTAGTAAACCATCAAAAAAATTAGCTGTTGCTTTTTTAAGATCAAACTTAGTTCCTACTTTATATCCTAAATTAAAAGAACGTTTTGCTATTCCTCTATGAATATAGTTTCGGGAAGGAGATTCTGGTGTCTTCTCCTTATCATAATTAAAGCTGATTAGATCTCCTTCTAGTTTTACTTCAATAGCATCTTTAGGAATGCCAGTGCAAGCTAACTCAAAAGTTAAACCTATATCATCTTCAAAAATATTAATTGGGTATTGTTGTTTGGCTTCAGTAGCCGGTGTAAATTGGGTTCCTGCTTCGAACAGGTTTCTAAATAATAGATCAAACGGATGGTGTGATCTTTCTAAAAAATGTGTACTCATATCACTTTGTTTTTATGCTGTCATTAAGATCAGCGGTTAATAAATAGTTTAAAACGTGCGCCCTTAGGTCAATTTATTATACATATGTGGCATCTTCTTTTCTTACCATATAGTATAAAGTCTTTATATCTTCTGATTGGAATTCTAATTTCATAAATCCTTCTTCTGTTAATGAAAGTTTACCACTTTCTAAATCTTTATTTGCTGCTAAAATATTTTTAAATGAATCAGAATTAAAAGGTAACTTTAATTCTTTATTTATTGTTATATTTTCATCTACAATATATTTAATCTTATTTGAAAAATCATTTAAGTCCCCAAATGCAAATTGTACTATAGTTCCTCTATCAGGATCTTCTTCAGTACTAATCATTACATCATTTATATCTGTTAATGCACTTTTAGCTTTAATAAAATTAGTTACAATTTCAGGTGTTAGTTCTATTATAACATCATATTCAGTAGGAAAGTTAATTGTTCCTCTTTTAGGAACTAATAGAGAATCTGCTAAAGAATATGCTACATTGAATGAATTATCTTGTATATGTAGTTTTGAAAATACTTTATGTTCTTTTTCTAAAGTAAGTAATAATTCACCATTAGTAACTGATATTAACTTATTTAATTGTGCAGTATCAAATATTGCTATTTCACTATCCTCTACAGGTGAAACATCACATATTAGATCTCCAGCTATATCTTTATGTTCTGAAGTAAAACTAATGCTTAATTTATTATTTTCAGTCAACCATCTTACAGATTGAACTAACCCATTTAAATAATATTTAGATATTATTGATTGTAACTTTGATTTATTTATCATAATTAAAAATTAAAAAATTTATTTCTATGAGGATTTAAACTTAATGACCAACCTAAATCATTATAAAATCCTTCTAACTTGTTTAATAGTATACTTTCAAATACTTTTTGTTTATCAGCATACTGCTCAATGAATGTACGAATTTGTTTTGGTATATCATAATCTAGAAAAGCAATAGCATCAATTCTATAGGGATTATTTTTTAAATAAATCCATTTAATTTTTTCTCCTTGAGTGATATAATTATATTTTTTATCTAATTTCCAAAATCTTAATAAATCGTTATAAATAATAGAAGCTTTAACAGCCGCAGGTGCACCTTTACCTATTGTAGAAAACATTTCTCCAGCACGAGCTTTACGCTCTGTAAATTTATTTAATTTTTTAACTGCTTGGGGATTTCCAATTTTTTCTAAAGGTATTTCCCCACTTAATATCTGTCTCCTAAATTCTAATAATTGAGAATCTATTTCATGTTTAGGTACCCCTTTAAGTACTTGTTCTAAACAACTTTTAAAAAATTTACCAAATACAGGAGGGAAATTAGCTTTTTTAAATTCTAATCCTTTTACATCTAAAGTTTCATTTTCAATACCTTCTTGTTTAGTAATCCATTGTGCATAACGTCTTGTAGCTCTAAAATAAGCTGATCTAATTACACATTCAGTTTTCATCTCTAATCTATGGGTAGAAACATTGAAACAATCTTTAGCTAATCTATCATAATCTTTAGTTATAATATCTTGATACTTAAGTGCCTCTTTTTCTAAAACATTATCTCTTTCCTTATCAGACATTTCATCAAAATTAGAATATAAATGTCTTAATAAAGGTTCTGCATTAAAATAATTAGAATCCGTATCAACATAAGCACAATAATTTGTATCGTTTGGGTCACAAATCCACCAAGGAGTTTCTTCTAAATGTTTCATATTTATTCTCTATTATAATCGTCTTCTATTCTAACTATATCATCTTCCCCAAAATAGGATCCATATTGAACTTCTATAAATACTAGATCATCATATCCTTTATTTTCAACACGGTGTTTCGTACCTTGTGGTATTAGAATTGTTTCACCATAAATATAATCACTAATTTTATCATTTAAAGTCATAGTAGCTACTCCTGATACTACTGTCCAAACCTCACTCCTTTGATGATGGTATTGATAACTTAATCTACCTTCAGGATTTACTGTAATACGTTTTACTTTACAATCATCATTATCGACTAATACCTCAAATTTACCCCAAGGACGTTCTTCTGTGTAATTATTTTTCATTTTTTATAACTTTATTCATGTGTCTATTAGCGCATAAAGCACTTTCTTGGATAATACGCTGACCGCTTAATGTAATAGCTTCAGATAACACTACATTACCATATCTAAACGAACCTAATGCAGTAGCGCCATATAAACTATTTAATAAAATTTTCATAGTATATTGCTTCATATGCATAGCTGCACCTAATTCTTTATCTCCAGATTTAAATGCTTTTTGCATTTTACCTTTATATAAAACTCTTTCATCAAACCATTTCTTTAAAATAGTTGATAATACTGACTCACGGTTTGTATTAAACATAACACCATTAGCTGAAATAGCCCAATTATGTTTTTCAATAAAACCTATTAAATCACCAATAGTAACTTTAGTACGTTTACGTTTAGGATTTTCAATTAATATTTCTTCTTTTGGATCTTTAGATTTTAAATCATTTAATCCTAATCTATTATTTCTATCATCAGCATCAATAATTCTAGCTACCATTGTTTCTTTACCAATATTAATAGTCATTATAATTGAAGGATATAGTGAAGTTAAATCTTCATCAAACATATAATTATACAAACCTGCTTGAGGACAAAATAAATAACCACCAGCATATCCTTTTTTATGAATTGGATTACGATCTTTAGCAGGTGGTATAATTTTTTTACTTAATAAATATGCTGAAATGGCTCCATCTTGAGTTTTAGTATTAGCATATACTTCACTATAGTTATGTTTTCCTTTGTGGGCTAAATTTTTAGTTAATGCTAGGTAATCTAGTTTTTCATCTAATAACTTTAAAATTTCAACATCTACAAAGTTATATTTAATAAATTTATTAATGTCGGAGTTAAATAAATCATCTAAATTACCTTCATATTCAATTTTATTCATTCCAACATATTTTTCCCCAATAGCATCTAATCTCATTGAAGGTTCATCTGCCCAACTATATTTCTTATGTAATCTCATATAATCTAAAGATTCTACACCACATATTTGTATGTATTGATCTTTATACCAAGGAGTTTCTCTTACGTAACCTATTGGGGATAAAAATCTTGCAAAATCCTGACCTAAAACATTACATAATCTATAATATAAATAAGGAATATCAAAGTAATCACTATTCCATCCTACAATAATATCAGGATCAATATCTCTAAATCTTTCTAAAAATTTACTTAATAACTCAGTTTCATCTTTACAGGGAATAATCTCTTTATTTGTTTTTGTTTTAGTATGTTTTAATTGATTTTTTTCATCTAAAATAACAATACCCCATTGGTCTAATTGTTTATCATACCAAGCAATTGATGTAATTCTTTTGGGAGCACTTTGAATATATTCAGGAGTTAAAGCATCTCCCATTTCACATTCAATATCAAAAAATAATTCTCTATGTGTGGTAGAAGGAGTATCATTTATACCATATTTTTCAATTAAAAACTTTTGATGAGCAGGCATATCACCAAAATGAATTCTAGTATCATCATTATTCCAATACTTAGTTTTTTTTAAAGATTCTCCATTTAATCCCGTGTAAGTTGCTTCAGTATCAGGGCATTCAACATAAGCTTGATTATCCCATTCTACTTTTTCATAACCTTCATCAGTCCATAAATGTATTAAATGTTTATTTCCTTTAATACGTCTTGCAAATGCTTTTTTGTACATTAATAACCTGTTTTGACGTAAATATAATAAAGGCTTAGCATGTTTCCAAGCTAAGCCTTAATTACTTTTAATAGATTTTAATTCTTCTATTAAGAATTTGTAACGTAAGGTATAAATTCTACTACTACTTTTACTTGACAAAGAGCTGTTAAATCAGAACCTCCTGCTACTATTGTTTGGAAGAATAATGATGATCCATTGACAAAATATAATGCTGAATCTGCTGCCATTGCAATAGCGTTTCCACCACTAGTTAATGCATGTTTAGTAGAAGTTGAAGTAAATGAATTTAATACTATATCAGTACCTGCTGCATTCAATATTGTTGATGCTACAATTGACACATCTGCTGATGCATTACCAAATGCAACTGCTAATGTTCCACTACCTTGAATATTTGCATTTTCAGTAAAGAAAACACCTACAGATGTTAATAGGGAATTTTCTGGAATGAAATTTAATAATTCATTATTAGTTGTTCCTTGAGCTGCAGGAATTGTTATAATGTTTGATACAGCACAACATGCTGCTGTATTTCTTACAAATGAACCTATAGTGTCTAGTCTTCTTGATACTCTTTTTAGATCACTTTGGCCATTTACATAAGTAAAATCAGCTCCTGCTGGGATTGTGTTTTCCATTTTTAAAATTTTAAGTTATTAATATATATTATTTAATTATACATATTAATATTTATCTAAAAATTTAAAAATTAATTAATCTTCTTTATCGAAAAATTGATTTAAATTTGGAGCAAAATAATTTACTGATTTCATTACTTTTCTATCACTTGAACGATACACTACATAACGATTACCAATTTTTTCCCAATGGCAAGGATGACCTTTTTCTTCGGATCTTACTTTAACTGTTTCCTCAGCTTCTTCTTTAGTTGCACAAGACTTAGACATATTAGATGCTTGAACTTCTTGATATGCTTTCCAAATATGACCTTTCAAACCATGTAACATTGTTCCATTACCTAATGAAACATATGTAATATCACATAAAGCATCTAATACACCTATTATATCTCCTTTTTCACATGCTTCTTTATATTCTTCTAATTCTTCAAGAATAAAATCATATACAAACTGCCATTCCTTCTTTTTACCAATTGTTGGCTCATAATTATTTGGTTTACCAAATGTTTCATTAAATGTTTCTACCTCATTTACAAAAGGTACATTCCAATATTTATTACCTAATTTTTCTTTTTTATTATCCATTGTTTTTATATTTGATGTCCTCCGTTATTAATTTTTAATGAGTTAAAAAACTCTTGTCTTGCATCATTTCCATTATGTCTAAACACACCTGATGCTTTAGTGGTTACCATTGCTGCTCCTCTATGTTTAACACCTCTACAACTCACACAATTATGTGTCGCTACTATTGTAATGATAACACCTAAATTATCTTCACAAATTTTATCTACTGCATTATGAATAGCAGATGTTAATTGTTCTTGTATTGCACCTCTTCTACCAAAATGTTCTACAATTCTATTTAATTTACTTAAACCTACAACTGTTCCTTTTTCAGATGTAATATAACCAATATGGACTACACCTCCAATTGTTTGGTGGTGATGAGAACACATTGAAGTTAGTGGTATATTTCTTTCAATTACAATTCCATCATATCCATCAGAAGGAAATGACGTTATTGGTGACATTGCAGTATATCTACCAGCCCATAAATCATTTACATATGCTTTCGCTACTCTTCTTGGTGTATCATTTGAATTTGGATCATTTCTCCAATCACATTTTAATGCATCTAAAAATTCTCCATATGCTTTAGTTGCTTTAATAATCATATCTGATTTTTCTTGATCATTTAAAGGAAAGCCTGGTGCTACACCATTAGCAAATCCTTCTTGTGTGCATTCTAAGTCTAATTTTTTATTCATTTTTAATTATTTATATTATACAATATACGAAAATTTATTTAAAAAACCAAACTATTTTAAATAATCTTGTATAGTTTCACTATCATCTCTTTCCCATGGATATATAATCCACTCATCACCTTCATGTGTAAAAGCATGCATTGTAGGTTTTAAACATGATGTGTGTGGTTTATAATGTAATACTGCTGTAGTATATTCTACCCCACATTTTTTAAGAGTTTCTCCACTATCACATATATCATCTATTATTAAACATTCCATAGGTTCATAATGTTTAGGAGTATCTATATATTTTAAATTTAAAATATGTGAAACTAAAACAGCAGGAATTAATCCTCCTCTTTTTAAACCATGCACATATTTAATTTCTGGGTGATTTGTTTTAATTTGATAACATAAATCATCAACAAATTCTTCAATTGCAGGCCATCCTATATAAATTTTATTTTCCATATTATCTTTTTCCTCCAAAATATTCTGTAGCATGACCCTCACTAATTAGTTGTCTATTAAGACTTACTTCATCTTCTTTAAAAATTTCTCCTAAACATCTACCATATTTTCCTACACCATGAGATTGAAGAGTAAATTCTCCATCACCCAACATTTCTATAAGTCTTGCTTTAGCAGCTAATCCTAATTTTTTTTCTTCTAAATCTCTAGTTCTAGACTCAGGAGCATTCATACCCATCATTCTAATTCTTACTTTTTTCCAAGTATCAAATCCTAAGTCTACAAGAGCATCAACAGTATCACCATCAACTACTCTATCTAATTTTGCGTTATATTTATACATTTTTTATATATTCTTTAAGTTTATCTATTAATAATAATACTTCATCTGGTTCCATAGTTACAGCGCAACATATTTCTACATTTTCTTCTATTTCTTCTAATATTTTTAACGCCTCCTCCTTAGACACCCCTTTGTGTATCAAAAGCAATAATATGATCTCTACCAGTCATATTATAACCTTGTTCAGCACACATATTAAATACTAAAGGATACATTTTAATTAATTGTTCTCTTGTATCTCCTGCAGGCATAATAAATGTTTTATATTTAGGTATATTTAATTCAATCCTATAATCTTCAATTTCTTTTAAATTTCCCTTTGTTCCATCCCATACAGGTTTATAATGGTAATCAGAATGAAACTCCATCATTTTTTTAATTGCCTCTGTATTTAATCTTTTTCTATTATGAATATCTATGAATTTTTGGTCAACAACTTTCCCAGCAGGAGTAACAGCTCCAATAATAGGAACACTATTAGAAAATTTAGGGCTAAGAGAAATAAGGTTAAGAGGATAATCGGTTTCAATAAAAGCAGATCCCTCAGTTTCAATAGTAACAATAATATTTCTTTCATGTGCAAAGTATGTTATTTCATTAATTAATGCTGCGTGCATTGTAGGTGACCCCCCAGTTAACATCATTTCTTTTACATGAGGATTTTCATCATATATTTTTATAATGTCATTAAATGTAAAAATACCTTTTTCGGGATGAATACTAGTGTACCAACTATCACACCAACCACCTTCTCCAAAATAACATCTATGAGTACAACCAGTTGTTCTAACTGCAATAGTTGGTCTACCAATTCTACTTCCTTCTGATTGTACACAACGATATACCTCTACTATGGGTAATCTTTTGTTATAATCTTCTATCCTTTTTAACATTTGTTAATTTTTTTAAGTGGTTTTTCATTCACTGTTATACTCCTATTCAATATAATAAGCTGCATTTTTACCATGTTCCATAAATTTAACTTTAGTAACTCTAACTCTATTATCTGTTTCAGCCTTTACAAACTCATTTATATTACTATAAATATATTCAGCAAATTTTTCTGCACCAGTAGCTGGAATTATTCTTAATTGTAAGCCACCTTTATTATTATTTCCTAAATTGGGAAGATTATCTAACATTTTAAATTCAGACAATAAAGGATCATCTTCAGCAATAATTACTGTGTGATCAAACATATAATCCATCCATGCTTTTGGTTGTTTACCATCTATAAGAGTATTTGCTCTTTTCATTCCTCCAAAATCCCAAACCCAATTTCTATCGTCTAATTTTCCTTCAAAATATATTTTAAATGATATAGCATAGCCGTGTAGAAATTGGCAATGTGTGGTTGTTGCTTTCCATTGGCGGAATACACAACTAAATCCATCAAATACTTTACTTGATTGATATTTTCCCATTATGAGTGAAACCAAGTTAATACTTGTTCTTTAGTCCAACCACCAGCTTGGATTCTTTTAATTTCATTTCCATTTAAGTCTGTTAATACTAAAAGTGGAATACTTTTAACTTGATATTTTTCAGCATTCATAGCATCATATTCAGTATTTATACTTTTTACTGCAATTCCTTCTTTTTTTATTTGATCCATTACTGGTTTTAATACTTTACAGGGTTCGCACCAAGGTGCATTAAAAAATAACATTCCTTTATTCATAATTTTTATATTTAATTTATACTAGTTCTTCTATTATACCTATTACTTCACTTAATATAAGTAAAGCTGTTGCTGTAACCAAATTAAAAGGTAAGAAAAAATATCCTACTATTCTAACACCAGATTTAAAAAAACTTATCTGTTGGTGTAATTTTTGATCAGGCATATGTTTTAAATTATTCCTGTCTTTTTCTATGTCATTAAAATCTTCCATAGTTATATAATCTTCACCTTTACTATTTTTCATAATTTTCTAATAATTGTTTAACATGATTTTCTGCTACTTTATAATCTACAGGACCTGTTTCATCTGCGTACTTTGTAGGATCAGGTCTTCCTAATTTTATAAATGCTTCAATTCTTTCTACAGATGATGCTGATTTATAATCTGAATACCACTCATATGCATTAGTTTCTGGTTTATGATAATGTTTAATTGGTTTATAAGATGTATGTGTTCTTTTATAAACTTCATTAAAATCTAAGTCTAATATTTTACATGCAGATTCTCCATCTAATAATATATCATATTTATCCCCATCTATAAAAGGTGTATAATATTTTACTTTATCAGCTTCCCAATTACCTTGTTTAAATGCTTCATAATCTGCATCTCTAAATTCTTGTCTACAATCAGGATAAATTGCATGATCACCAGCATGAATACCCATTGCAATATCTACGTTACAATTATTTTCATTTGATATAGATAATGCTACTGCTTGAATAATAGATGAAAACATCTTATTTCTATTAGGTACAACTGTATCTTTCATATTATCTTCTTCATAATGTCCTTCAGGAACATCCTTTCCTCCTTTAACTAAATTTGAGTTTAATAAATCTACTAAACCATCTAATTTTATTATTTGAAATTTTACTGTTTGGTTATTTACATTTAAATAATTAACTAATTCTCTTGCTCTTTCTAATTCAACATCATGTTTTTGACCATAATCAAAACCAACTGCTGTTACTTTATAGTCATGTGCTAATAGATGCAATAGTACTGTACTTGAATCCATTCCACCTGATAATGATAATACTGCTTGTTTTTTCATATTAATTTAATTTAAAATTTCCCTGTATTACTCGGATATGGGATTAAATCCGTTTATTCTTCTAAATTTATTTACATTATAAAGTACACTTCCATACTCAAGTTCATTTTCTTCCATATCAAAATATTCATTCATATTTGCTTCAGGTTTACAATCTAAACCATGATGTTCATATTCAATTTGCTCTATAGCTGACATTACTGGGTTAGAAGTGTCAATTGATTCAATTTGAGGGTGATTATCATACCAACCAAATTCTTGAGGTATTGAACATCCTAGTAAATGAAATTTAGTATGCTTAAATTGTTCTAATTTTAATAACCCTTGTACAAATCTTATTCTACCTAATGCTTTACCCATATCTTTATTTGTATGTGGAAAAAAATCATTATACCAAGTAGCACCATAGGATACACATAATTTTTCATAACCTAAATTTTGTAGTAAATTAGCACATAAATATGCTTGATCTTTGTCTTCACCTTGGATTACAGCTGTTATCTTTGTTTTTTTAGGATACTTAAATTGTTTCCAATACTTAGCTTGTGCTGCTGTTTGACCACAATTCATCCAAACGTCTGGTACTATAAATTCATTAGGTTCTAGTTCTTTAATCCAGTGTAATAATCTTTTTGAATTATATGCTTCTCCTAATTCATGGAGTGAATTATCCATAATAACATATCTACCTTTATCTCTAGCATTTATAAAATGTTGTAAATACTCTTCATCTTGATCTAATAGATGAGGTAAACAATAATCATAATCATTAAATTCAAGAGATGCTTTTAAAAGACATCTTGGTACTTCATGGCTAATCTTTATTTGAGACATAATTTATTATTTTATATTTAATATACAAATAAGATTGCTGTAATCCAAGTCCTCCTAAAAGAATTGTAAAAATATTTGGATGCCAATGTTCACCACAAAGTCCAAGTGCATGTTTTAAAAATTCTATCATTAGTCTTCTTCTACGAATTCTACGTCACCATAATCATCAATTGGTTTATCTCTTACTAAGTCCCAATCTGCATCATCTATGATTTCTTGTTGGATATCTTCATCACCTGTTTTCCACTTTGCTAATTCTTCTTCTGTTAATACATATTCTTCCCATCTGAAGTTTGCGTAATTTACTGTTCTTGTTAATTTTGCCATTATATTACTCTTTTAAATATTGATTGTTCTTTTAATTTTGCCTCAATTA